TGATTACCACCTGTATCACCTGAAAAATCTAAATCACTAGCTGTTACTTGTGCATCAACATAAGTTTTAATTGCTTTAGCACTAGCTACTGTATCATCATTTCCTGATACTGCACTTAAATCTGTATCTACATCTGTAATAGAATCTGCTGAACCAATTACTAAACCATCTAATGTAACTGTTCCATCAAAAAATGAATCTTTAAATTGTAAAGAACTTGTACCTAAATCAACATCATTATTTGTAATTGGAACAATTGCTCCATCTTGTAATCTAAATTGTTGAGTAGATGTTCCTGATACATCCACATAAAATTCGACATGGTCATTTGCTGTATCAATTAAAATTTTGTTTAATGGAGTTGTAAGACCAGCGTCTCCAACTAATCCTATAACTGGACCTTCTGCTGCTGTACCATCATGTTTATGTCCTGATGCATTATTAAATGCAGCTAATAATTGATTGTATTCATTATTAAATAATGCTGCTGTAACTGTATCGCCATCATTAATAGAACTCTGTCTAATATATCCTGCCATATTATCTTCTTCCTCCTGCTATAAAAGAAACAAACATTCCATTTACTGAATATGGAGAGTTTGTATCATCACTAAAAAATTTAAAGTTATTAGAAAAACCACTTCCAGTTACTAATACACTTTTACTTGGTAGTGTTGTTGCTCCAAAAGTTGCTGCAGCAAATACTGCTGAACCAAATAATGAAGCTGAACTTAAATTTCCAACTGCAAAATTTCCTGGTTGAGGAACTTCACTACTTTGAAAATCATATCTTATTCTTAATTTTAAATCGTTTTGTGTTCCTTCAGGTTCAATATTAGTTTTTACTTTATATAAACTTTTTCTTAAACCATTATCACCATAATCCATATCAGGTGTTTGAAATTCTGCTACAACATTAGCACCATCAAAACTATTACCTGAATCATGTTTATAAACAAATCCTGTTTCATCTGTATGATGTAATACTTCTACACCACTTGTAGTAATATCAGACGTACAAAATTTAACAGGTAAACCTTTAGTCTCACTCCATTCAAAAGCAGGAATACCTTCAGCACTATATTTAAATGTACCTATAATTCCTTTTTGTCCTGAAGTAGCTTGACCTGATTGATAATAAAATAATCTATATTGACTTCGTTCTCTTATTACCATACTTGAAATAGTAAAATTAGAAAAGTTATTAATTATTCCATTTACTAATGGTAAAATTTTTCTACTAATAGAACCTAATTCAACGTCATCAATTCTAGCTGTACCAGCAATTGTTCTTAATCCATCAGGAGCTAAGAAGATTAAATCTCCACCTATCTCTTGAATTGAATTACCACTTATACAACCTATGTTTTTTGTTACTGATTTAATTATAGGAGTAGAATCAAGGTTTGTCAACTCATAAATACTGTTTTTACAAAATATAATTAAGCTATTTCTAAAGACTTTAATACCTGTTACTGTATCTCCAACATCTACAAAACCTGCAGAAGTACCTTCAAAATCATAAGGTTTTAATCTAGTACTATAGTAAACTAGACTTGGATTACTTGCTTGTCCTGAACCTACTATTCTTTCAGCATATTTTTCTAATAATGAACATCCTATTGGAGAAGACCTTGTTAATTCCTCAAAATGATATTTGTTATTTTCATCAATAAAAAATTCACAAATTTTGTTTTGTCCATCTACAATATATAATGTACCATATAAACCATGAGATTCAAAGTTTGTAAATTGAACATTAGTTTGATTTGTTCTTGGAATGGTTGTCGCTGCTGCTAAAGCAGATGATGCAATACCACTTTTAAAAAAAGCTGAACCACTTACAGTACTAGAAGAATTTATATCTAATGTTAATACTGTATTACTTGTAATAGATAATACTTTATAAAATTTACTATCTATTTTAATATCATTACCTACAAGAAATTCTGTAGTAAAATTAGTACCACTTCCTGTTACTGTAGGAGAACCTGCTGTTACACTAATTGTTCCAGTTGCTGTTGTAAAAGTATCTTTATTAATTTGAACATAAGAAGTACCTGTAGTACTAAAATATAAATTAGCACCTTGAGCTACTACTACTCCATTAGCATAACCTTTAATTCCATGAATAGAATCTGTATTTACGCCTGAAGGAATAACTGCACTACCTCCTCCTAATTTTTCAAATCCACTTATTCTTCTATAACCACCTGTAGTAGATGATTCAAAATTTTGTAAAACTGTTGCTGCACCAGGAGTTTTAAATAAAGCATGAGAGCTTGAAACTAAATCCAAGCCTCCTTGTACTGTAATTGAAGCTCCTTGTGTTGGCATAGTTTATCCTTAATATAAATATGTAAATCTAACGTCTGACATATATTCAGGTTGAGGTGAATTTAATTGGTCAGCCATATTTTGTAATCCTTTTTTATATTCATCTAAAGCTAATTGTGATTGTGCAATATTATCTTTGAATTGATAAATATAATATCTAGCTCTTGCTAAAAGAACTGGTTTGTATTGTTCAGGAAATAAAACTGTATCTGTATCTGCAGCTAAAGCTGTAGGTCTATTATAAGCAAAGAAATAAATTCTGTAAACTTTATCAGGTATTGGAGATAATCCAAATCTTCTTCCATCTGAACTTCTTAATACTCTAACAGGTGTTCCATATGTTTGTGAATTAGCTTTATTAGCTTCTTCATTAGCAGCATGATTACTTCTCCATGCACTTAAAGTAGTAAAAGCTAATTTATTAATTGTAAAAGGAGCTGACTCTCCACTAACACCTTCTTCAGTTAAAGTAAAACCATCCCAGTTAACAGAATCAAAATCTGAATCTATGTTAGTTGAACCTGGTTTCATTAAATACCATCTTGTTCCTGCTACAGTTTCAACAAAATGATTACCATAATATTCATTTTGAGGTGCTGCAGTATGTAACCAAGACCATTCATCTACTGAATCTACTATATCAAAGTATGCTCTATTGACACAATTAGATACAAATTTTTGTATTCCTAATGCTCCTGATACAGTTGTAACTTCAGGTTCATTCATTTCAACCAGTAATTCGTTAACCATTGATAGATAAGTTTTAGCCATTTAACAATTCCATGCTCTTAAAGATTTATTAATTCTTGAATTAGGGTCTCTTGCAGTTTTCTTAGATGTAAGTTTCTTTTTCATTCCCTTCATCCTCGCACAAAAACTTTTTCTTCTTTTATTACCTTTAACTTTACTAGGTGCTTTAAGATTTCTTTTCTTACCTGTTTTTGTTTTACCCTTATTATATGATGCTCTACCTTTAGCATTTAAACCACCCTTAGGATTCTTTCCTTCTTTACGAGTCCATGCAGGTGAAGACATTATACCCATAGTAATCTATTTCTTTTTTTTATTTTTCTTAATAATAATAGTCATAGAACCACCATGACCATATTTTTTTCTTTTAACTTTTCCACCATGTTTCATCATGGGTTTTTTCTTCATTCCATATCCAGGCATTTTTATTCCTTTATGTTATAATTTATATTATAATTGCAATAACTATAATTACTAAAACTGCGATTGTTTCAATTTTATGTTCATTAACAAAATGTTGACATTTGTTTTTAATTTTTTCTATCATAATTCTATTTCTCCTTTGTGATAGGGGGTATATTTCAACCCCCATATCAGATTAGTTGTTGTAGTTAAGATTAGTTAGCAACGTAGATTATTCTACCAGTTACTTCGTTTCTTAATGTTTTTCTACCCCAAACCATCAAGCCTCTAACTATATCAGAGAACGTACCTGTGTCTCTAACAGTTTCAACTTTGTTCATTGCAGACGCACAAGCTGTACTTGAGATATGTCCGAATAACGCTACAGGTGCAGTTGTTGAACCAGCAGGTGTTGAAGAGCCTAAGTTATTAGTTGATGTGTTTAATGATTTGTACATTTGGAATCCTCTTAGAAGACCACTTGCTACTAAACCATTTCTGATTGAACCTTGACCAGCATTAAAGTCAACTGATAAAAGTTTTGACGCAGAGTTTGATAGAGCATTGTACCACTCAGGGTGGGCTACAAACCATCTACCATCTTCAGGTGCTTTGTTAACATCTAAATCTTTAGCTGCTTTAGCCATTTGATTTAAAGGGTCAACTTTACTTCCTGTAAAGCCAATGTCAATAGGTGCTGCTACTGTTCCGTGTCCAGTAACGATACCACCTGTATCTTCAGCTCCAGCATTGATTGCTGCTAAGACATTTCCATCCATGTTATCTCTTAAAGCATAAGCAGCATTATCTGCAGCTACAGCTTGAAAGTTTACATGAGAGAACCTTTTTTCTAGGTCATCTATTTTAAATGAAAAAGACCTTGCTTGGTCAATTGTTAGAACCAACTCTTGGTCTGTTAAGTCAGTAGAAACTACTGCCAATCCTCTTGAGTACGCTGCCGTACCGATTTGAGGTTCTTTGATAATATTTACTGTATCACCAAAGCTTGATATTTCACCCATATAGTCTGTATTACAGATTGCTTCTGCAACAGCAGCTTTTCTGAGTGCTATTTGTACTTTCTTTGAATAGACTTCAGGTATAAAGAAACCATTAGTTTGACCACTTACACCTAATCCAAAGTTATACGTTGAACCACCAGCAAATTTTGCCATGATTTACTCCTTTGTTTATTGTTGTTGTTAATAAAAAATGAAAGTTAAATTAATCTATAATTCTTCCTTCACGTTGAGCTTTTACAATATCTTTTTCATACTGCATAAACTCTTCTTCTGACATTTTTCTTATATCAGAACGACTAAAGACTACTTCCTTAGAATCAGGTATCTGAGTTTGCTCATTAGTTTTAACTAATAAATCAGCTCCTTCATTTTTAGGTTTCTTCTTTTCGGTTTTTTTATCAATTCCAAGACCTCGGTCCTTCTTATAAAGGTCAATTGCTCTTGCAGCTAATGTGCCATCAGAGTTGTTTTCATAAATCCATCTTTTAATTTCCTGTGGTTGGACATCTGCCCAATTATGAAAATCATCAGATTCTTTGATTTGCTCAAAGTCAGGATGATATTTTGAAAGTTCAAGTGAAGCTTCTCTCTCTTGTAAAGTTTGATTTGCTTTCTTTAAACCTTCCAACTCGTCTTGCATATTTTTAATCTCACTTTGAGATTGCAAGTGCGATACAGTTTCCACAACTCCATATATATCAGGGTAATCATTTTTAAAAGCATCTAGCTCTTCTTTTGATTTAGGTGGTGTATATTTAGGTCGATTCTCTCTTAGTTGAACTTTGAGGTCGTCTTCCTTTTTATTCCAATCACCCAGTTTCCTGTCATAATATCGTTTAAGGTCGTCATATCTTTTTTTATAATCGACTTTTTTATAAGGGTTAGACTCTACATTTAATGCAGACTCTTGAACCTTATCCGTAGTAGCTGAGGTATTATCTTCAGTAGCATCAGGGGTTTTATTCAAACTAGCTTTTGTTACTGTTCCTTTACCATCAGGGGTCGGTGTAAACAAACCTGTATCAGCATTATTAAAATCATTAGGCATTACATCTTTTGTATGCCAAGATTTTTTCCTGTTGTACGGATTTGCTTCGGCTTCTTGTTGTTGTCCTTCTTCGTTTTTACTCATGTGTCCTCCTTTAGGGCTTCTTTTAACTGTGAAGGTAGCTAAAATTGGTAATGTTTTTTAAACGAAGCTACAAGGGCTTATAATAAATTATAAGGTAGCTTGTCTATCCGTAGAGATTACCTTCTCTACAAATTCTATTATACTATCTCTTGGTCTATTTGAGATTGATTTCCAGCATCAAAAGATTCTTCTGCCTGTGCCATCATCTTTCTTAATTTATCTACACCAATATTTTTTACTGCTTTGGCTGTAAAGACAAATTCTCCATCTGATAACAATGCTGGGATAGAGTCTGAAGTTCCTGTTCCTGGTCCTTCTACTTCTCCATCATCTGTAAATTCTGTTGCAACTAATTTTGGAATAATAGCTTCTAATTCAGGGTGCATATCTACTGCTTCATCCAATAATGTTTCTTCTTCTTCTGATAAAGCTGAGGTATCTATAATTGCATCCATACCTTCCATATCTTCATCTGTAATATCTTCTTGCATTTCTTCATCCATGCCAACTGGCTTTTCTAATAATGAATCTTCCATATCCATTTCCATGGGTACTTCTTCTTCCATAGTTTCTTCTTCAACTATATCACCTTCGGCATATGCTTGATAATCAGGTCGTTGGTCATACTTACCTTTTTCAACACCAATCATTCCACCTAATGCAGCTTCAACTCTTCTAGTTTTAGCTTTATATTCTTCTAAGTCTTTTTCTTGTTTTGGAGTTAAATCAATTCCTGATTTTTTTAAACCTTCTAATCTATCAAATTTCATTTTTTCAATTTTATCTTTTGCATTAGCTTGTTCTCCAGTTAATTCTTTTTCTAAATCTTTAATAGGATATTCTTCAAAAGTATCTTCATCTAAAACATCAACTTCATCACCAGTTCTATATTTTTTTCTTTTTAATAATCCACCCATAGCTTTTTTTATAACTCCTCTTCCAATTAAAATATCTTTTTGTGTTACATCTCCACTTCCATCTAAATCAGGAAACGCTTGTCCACCTTTATTAAATCTAGTTCTTGAAGGAGAAAGTATTCTTGATGGCATACCTTGTCTAGCACTTCTTGGAGTACTAACATCATAAGGTGTAATACCATCTTCCTCATCTTTTTGTTTTTTAATAAAAGGAGGCATAGACATTAATCCACCTGTAGCCATTTTTTTAGCTTTTATTCTTTTCATAAGTTTCCCCTGTTAATTAATTATAGAAACAATAATTGATATTGTCAACAACTATTATTATTCTTCTTTAGATAAATCTCTTACCTGTTTAGGCAGGTTCTTCAACTTGTCCAGTAAATTCCATCTCCCCTGGCATTGGTGTATTACCTGGTCCAATTGGGCTTTCGCCATTTCCTGGGTTGTTTGGTTCTGCAGTTTCTGCAGGTACTCCTCCATTATTTTCCATTGGTCCGAGTTCACCAGGGATAGGAGTTTGTTGGCTAGTTCCTTTGTTAACATTTTGTTGTCCTATTATTTTAGCGTAAATTTCTGCTTCGTCTTTTGTATTCATTATTTCTTCAGGGTCTAAGTCTAAAGAATGAGCTAACTCTTTTATTACTTCTGACATTCTTACAAATGGTGCAATCGCAGGATTTTGTACTGTTTGTAAAAACATAGTTAGTCTTTGACTTCTAACTTCTTTTTTCATTAAAGAAGAACTACCTGTTGCTCTAATTTCTAAATCACCTTGTATAGGTAATTCACCTTCATAGAATTGCATATTCCATTGATACATTGCTTCACCTAAAGGTTTAATTAATTGGTCATCAATATTTTTAATAACTGTTTTAATATTTAATGAAGCTGCTCCCATTAACATTGACATACCTGAAGCTGTTCTTGTCATACTTTGAACGCCAGTTTGTCCATGTGAATAAGATGGTAAACCTGTTGATTCATCTGCAAGTTGTCTAAACTTGTCAAACATCTGCATATTTTCTACTGCAGTATTTGGAAACTTTAATCCATAAATAGATTGTCCAGGTACACCTGATTGTCTTTTAAATATTTTACCAGGAAATACTTCCATAGTCTGATTAGATGCTAATGCAGATTCATCTACATCAAATACTAAATTACCAGCTAATGCTAAATTATCAATTGCCATTCTTGCATGACCATTCATAATTTGTTGAGCATCATCCATATTTTCAGGAACACCTATACCAAAAAATGTATAAGGATTTTTTTCATAAACAAAAGATTGATAAGGAGTTCTAAAAGGTTTAAATGGATTTTCTACAATTCTAATTACTTTACCATTAACCATCCAAACATTAACTTGAACTTCTGTTGAGTCTTCAATATCTTCATCAATTTCAAGTCCTTCTTCTCTAGCACTCATTGCATCTATTGTTCCCCAGTATTCTAATACTTCAAATCTATTATTTTCAATATCAGGGTATGTACTTTTTTCTAAATCTATATCTGTTTCCCAAGATTTTTTATTATACTTAGCACCCATCTTAATACATTCTTCAATAGCTTCTTTACTAAAGAAAGGTCTGTTTGCTAAATCTAAAAATTGATGTCTGTTTAATCTATGTCTTTGAATTACATATTCACATTCATCCATGCTTCTAGCATTTGGGTCAGGGTAAAAATCCCATATAGAAACAAATTCTACTTTAGGAACTTTAACAATCTCAGGTTTATATTCTCTTGCTGAACCATTACCTGACTCTGCATATTTATGTAAAGTTTTATTATAAGTAAAAGGTCCTTTGATAATTCCTGTTCCTAATAAACAAGATTCAAATATAGCATTTCTTAATTGAATACTTCCATTTGATTCTTCTATTTGGTCTAAAATTAATTTTTGTAATCTTCTTGCTGCAATTTGTGCAGGTTTGATTTGAGGCATCTCAGGACTTGGTGCTGGTCCTTCTGTTAAATCTGCTCCCTCATATTCTTCTTTTAATCCACCTAAAAAATTATCTTCTAAATCATTAAACGTAGCACCTTTAGGTAAATCTCTTCCATCACCAGGAAAACCTAAAACAGAAGATGGAGACATATTATCAGTTGGTAAACCTTGACCTGGAATATAATCCATGTTACCTTCAACACCTGGAACATTTTGACTTGAATCCATTTGTTCTTTTAAAGGATTAAGATGAGCATATTCTGCTACACCTTCAGGAACTCTTGTTTCTTGAATTGTTAAAGGAAATTTATTAGCACCGAACAAAACATCTATTAGTTGTCCATAAGCTGCTAAAACTTTTGTCTTAGTAACTTTAACAAACACTCTTGATTTTTCATGGTCTCTAAAAGCTACGTTCTTATAATATCTTCCACGATAATTATGATAAGCTTGTAACCATCTATCTTCATCATCTTCTCTTGTAGCTTCACATTGATAGAATTTAGAATTAATGTTTGCAACTAATGCTGAAATTTTTAAATCTTCTTTAGGGTCTGTTTCAGACATATCGGAAGTAGGTCTGATTTGGTCATATGTAGCCATAAATATAATCCTTTTAAATTTAGTAAGTACTTATAATAATAACAATTTTATCTAGTCTTGTCAACTATCTTCTTAATATTTATAATAACAGTATTTGGAATTAAAGTTATCATACCTAGCTCATCTATATCTCCATTATCATCTTCAGCATAATCTCCAAATATTCTAGTAATTCCTTTACTTTGACTTAATAAATGACCTTTAGTTGTACAAATAGGTAAGTCCATTTCTTTTAATTCTTTAATAGTAATCCATGATGAATCAGAAACAATATCATACCATTTTATTTCCACCAAGGGATAGTTAGATAAAGTTGTATCTTCTTTAGTTCTTTTTACTTTTATTCTTTTTCTATTCACTATTTTTCTCATTCCTTTCCCTTGTTGCATTATTAAAATCTTTTGTAGCTTTACCATGAGGTTTAAACTCACCTTTACCATCTATATTACTATCTTTACACCAATCTGTAAATTGGTCTTTAATACCATTAGAATCTGAGTATCTAGTTATTTTCATTTTAAATACTTGTTCTATATGAGCTTGTTTAATATATTCTAGTAACTCTTCATATGACATAACTTTATCATATTCTTTATTTGTTTTTTTATTTATAAAAGTATATATAGGCATATTAATATCCAAAGGTTGGGTCTGAAGGTGTCCATTTCTTTTTATCTGACATAGCCTCCCAAACTGATTGTGTTCTAGGTCTTGACATAATTAAATATCTTAATGCATCATAAGCATGGTCTGATGCTTTTGTATCTACATCTTCAGGCTTGTTAGGGTCTAAAGGAATAGATTGAATCTCTCTAATTAAATTAGGACAGCTTTTAAATATTTGTAATTTAGGTCTGCCTTTAGCATTTATTTTTAATCGTTCATGTATTTGTATTTTACCTTGTATTCTATTTTTATCAGCTCTTCTAAGTTTATGTCCAGCAGTAGCTAATACTTCTCCAACTGTTGGTCCTGTTGCTCCAGTTCTATTCCAAGCTGCCCAATCTAAAACACCTCTAATTGATAATCTATCTTCTTTTTCATATTCATAAATTTTTTTAGCTAAGTCTTCTCCTGTTAAACCTTTTTGATATAACTCTCTATAAATAATTAATGTTTCATCACTTGGGTCTATTGCTGCCCACACTACTGCAGATTCTGCTGCATAACCATAGTCAATTCCTTTTACTCTATCCCAATGTTTAGGCAACGTATATGGGTCGATACAATGTGTATCATAATCAAATTCAACAAACGCTGCTCCTTCGGCAACATCCCAATTACCTTCTAGTAATTGTTTTCTTTGAACTGCTGGTAATGACATAAGCATTTGCTCATACTTACCATCAGCAGATAAGAAAGGATTATCTTCTAATCTAGCTGGTATAAATTTTCTTGTTATCTTATCTTGTCCTGTAAAAGATTCATTTGGTGGTGATGGGTCTAAATATCTTTTCTTTACCCAATGACCTCCAACTCCTCCAGGGTTAGCAGTACATCTAATATAACATTGTATTGCTGGATTAGTTGTTCTTAATCTTGATTGTAGATATTGTAATGGAAACTCTGTAGGATATTGAGTTA